CAACTTGTAGAGGTTAGAGCAGATGCTATTACACAAAATCAAGACGGTACTTATTCGCTTCGTTTCCCAAGGTTCAAAACCTTCCGCGGATTCGAAGTTGGCGAAAAACTCTAACATAGTACGTTGGGACTTAGAACGTGAAGGCTAAGTATATTCTTCATGAGTTTACAATGGGCGATGTAGAAGATCCTGAGATCTATCTAGCAGAACCTGTGTACCAATGGCAGCAAACTAAAGAAGGTAAGTGGTGTATGGAAAATGCAGAAGATCCTACTTACCACATCAACCCAGATTATGCAGGAATGGGATACCGTATAACTATTACTGGGTTACTATCAGATAAGCATGCTACGTTTTGGGCACTCAAAAAGGCTTGACTTTATTCATTAACGACTATATACTAACAAAACATTGTTAGGAGAACATACATGGCACTTCCAAGAGCAAAGAAAAAAGCACCAAGAGCAGCCCCTCGTGTAAAGCGTGGCGGCAAACTAACGTCACCCGGTTGGGAAGGCTGGGAACAATGGGAAGGTGATCAAATACATCGCCATAGAGAAACCTGCCGTCAGTTCTACTACGATAACTTTAAACCTGCTGACTTACATGCTTTCACCTTTAAGTGGATGGCACAGTCGGGCGAATACACAAAAGAACAGATTAAACATGCAAAAGCCGCTCCTAGTTATATTCTAAGTATTACTGCTGGTATTAGTTCTGCACAACTGCTTGATGGTGCTCCTGACTATGTAGAAAAAGAAAATGCTTATTGGGAAAGTCTTCCAGGCACAATGGGAAGTAAACGCCCTGTCAGTGATTTTATCAAAGACCGACTTGAAAAGGCTATTGAAGCGGGATCAAAAGTTGTTGAAGTTAAGAAAGAAGAAGAAAAAGAAAAAGCAAATGTATATGTTCCTAGCATCCAAGAACGACTACGAGAACAAGCTCTAATACAAAGCGAAGCAATTGATGATTGGCTAGAAGGATATATTGCAGATCCTGACACGTTTGATCCTAAAGGATTTGACTTTAAAAAACATTTCAGCGACAAAGGTGTAACACAAGCACACGCTCGCAAACTAAAAGGTTTTTATGAAAACTTACTCGACGACTATGACGAACTCGAACGTATGCCGACTGCTGGTCAGCTCAAAAAAATGGACGAAACTACAGCAGACCTATGGATGCAACTCAAAGAAGGCTATGTTCACGTTAAGAAAGCCGACATCAAAAAGTATCGCTCGGCTATTTCAGAACTACGAACAGCACTAGACTTTGTTATCGAAAGTGCTAAAGCAACACGTAAACCACGTAAAGCAAAACCTAAGAGTGCTACTAAACTTGTTGAGAAGTTGAAGTTCCTAAAAGTTGATGAAAAATACAAACTTGCAAGTGTTGATCCCGCTCAGATTTTAGGCGCAAATGAACTTTGGGTATTCAATGTTAAAACACGCAAACTAGGCAAGTATGTTGCTAGTAACATTGATCCTAAGGGTATGAACAGAGATGGTAGTGGTTTACAAGTAAAAGGTACAACTATTATAGGTTATGATGAAGCACAAAGTATACAAAAGACATTGCGTAAGCCAGATGTACAGCTCAAAGAGTTTAAAGATGCAGGCAAGGTTAAACTACGCAAGTTCTTAGAAGAAATCCCAACAACTGATACAAAATTAAACGGAAGATGCAACCCTGATACTGTGTTACTGAAGATATCTTAATAAATACAGTATGACACAAATTAATACATCTGACCTTGACCGTGCAATCCAAGATTTGGGCAAATCCATTGGCGATATAGTTAATCGCGCCCTTACTGTAGACGACATGCGTATGCAGTCTTTAACTTCTGTAGAGTTTAATGCAGAAGGTGAAAACAGTATATATGGCAAAGGACTACAATGGAGAGGCGCAGGTCCTACAAAGCAACTTGTTTATAGAGCAAATCCAGATCGAATTTGGTCTAGCGAAAGCATAGACATAAACGCAGGTGCTAGTTATATGATTGCTAATACTCCAGTTATTAGTCAGTCAGAACTAGGCAGTAGTATTAGAAGTTCAAGTCTTGTTAAAGTTGGAACACTTGATAACTTAAAAACAAGCGGCAACTTATCTATAGACGGATATATTCATTATAATAGCAATAGTGAAGCACTAGGTATTGGAACAGATGCACCAAATGGTAAACTTAGTATTGCAACACTAGACAGTGAGTTTATTGTTGATACAGAATCGAGAGCAGTTAAACTTGGAACTTGGACAACCGACGATCTAAAAATTGTAACAGACGATACAACTAGACTTACTATTCGTGCAAACGGAAATATTGATTTAGGTGATTCTGAAGGAACAGATTCTAAAGTAAGTGTACACGGACGTTTGGGCGTTGGCGTAAACAATATAGAAGAAGGTGTAAGTATAAGCACTAGTGGACCAGTTAAGTTTGAAAACAAAAAGTTTATGAACGGAACAGGAATACCAGACTCTGGATCTTTTAGACAAGGTGATATTGTCTGGAACGAGAATCCTATTCCAACTGGGTATGTAGGATGGATTTGTGTTAGAACAGGAACTCCTGGAGAGTGGAAGCCATTTGGACAAATAGGAAAGTAATATGGAACACGTAAACGATACACTTGCAAAACTTAAAGAGTCGTTAGACGGTGTTCATAGTGCAGTAGAAAAGATTGCACTAAAACCTGCTGAGAAGCCAGAGTTTAAAAATAATGAAATAAGCGGCGATAAGATACACGGCGGACGCATCACACAGTTTAGTAGTGTAGGTATTAAAGATGAAGCTACAAAACAAGTAGTAGCAATAAAAGACGACGGCTTAATCACAGACCATATCTACCTTAGAACACTAAGAAACAAAGATGGTGTACAAGTACTGGGCGGTCTTAAAGTACAAGGTGATATCACAGCAAAAAGTTTACACGTTGATGAACTAACTGCTGATATACGCAACGAACGTTCTAGCCCACTAGAGTTTACAGCAGATGATTCAGGCCTGTATGGCAAAGGTCTTGTATGGAAGGGCGATGGTCCGTCTAAATCTTTTGTATATCGTGCTAATCCGGATCGTATTTGGTCAAGTGAAAGCATTGACTTAAACAGAGGCAATGCGTATAAGATTGATAACATTGATGTGCTAACTGTTGATACACTAGGCACAAGCATACGTAAAAGTAGCCTAACACAAGTAGGAACACTCAACAATCTACGCACAACAGGCAACCTTAGCATTGATGAGTTTATTATCTATGACGCAGACAGTCAGCGCATAGGTTTTGGTACTGATGCTCCGAATGGAAATATCAGTGTAACAAGTTACGAAACAGAGTTTGTTATTGATGTTGAATCAGAAGCAACTAAGATTGGTAACTGGACAACAGATGATCTACAGATTGTTACAGACAACACAACTAGACTTACAGTTAAAGCAAACGGTAAGATAGACTTCGGACGCAGTGGACGTAACGATGCACGAGTAAGTGTGTTTGGTAAACTGGGCGTAGGTGTAAACAACGTAGGAGAAGGCGTTACATTCTCAAGTGCAGGCACCATTGAAATAGCCGGCACAAAAATCATGACAGGAACAGAAGTTCCGACAAACAGTACATTTAGACAAGGTGATGTTATGTACAATACAAACGCAGTAGCAACAGGTTATGTTGGTTGGGTTTGTGTGCGTGACGGAACACCAGGTGAATGGAAGCCTTTCGGCGCAATATCTGCTTAAAGCTCTAGTATAATAATATTACAACTGCCTATAAATATTTTGTACAGGCAGGAGAAAGGCATATGAACAAAACAAAAAAAGAAGTAAACCGTTGGCGACAAGCAGCCACCGTATTGGCTTTTACAGCACTAGGCTTAATAGCATTTTCATATTGGATAGGCACAGACACTTGGATAAAGTGTGTTATGGTATTAGTTACATCTGTATTTTTTGCGACAGGCATAATATGGTGGTATTGGGTACTTAATCAAATATCACAGTTCGCAAAATATATCGCAAGTCTTAAAGACGTTATCCGCGAACTCAAAGAAGATCTCAAAAATATTAGAAAAGGTTTAGACTGAAGTTAAGTCAACTGGCACAGCATAGAACGTGCAACCTGTTATTGAGAAGGTTGCATTGCCGTCGGTGTTTTCTGCATTACTAAAACTAAAACTTTTAGTAGATCCTGAAGTAGTAATCAACCAAGAGTGTTCACCTCTAGATGTTCCACTAACAGAAATACCACCAGTGCTATTAAAAGCAAACAAACTATCTTTTGATGCAGTACCGTCTACACTCCAAGTAGAGCTAAAGGTGCCGCCACTTGAGTTATGTGAGTAGTTAAAACTAGATGTTTCATGGAATATTTGCATATGTGTTCCTGGAGTATCTAGTGTAACACTAAAACTACCCGAAGTTCTAGTTATAAGAGAACCTTCTGGTACAGCACTAATACCAGTAAGTGCTGATCCGTCAATAGCAGGAAGTGCTCCTGATAAGTTAGCCGCAGGTATTACACTGTTTACGCCATCAACAAGAAGTGTACTATCATCGCCGTACACGCTACCTTCTACATCACCATCAAGATTAGCATCTATAACACCTAACTCTTTTATAACCATAGTTCCCGACTCGTTAGGTATTTCGATTGTAGCATCTTGTATTGGTTCAATAGCGAACAGTGTCGTTTCAAAACTGTCATTATTAGTACCTTCAAATCTAATAACATCAGAGAATGTTGTAGGCACACTCACGGTTGCAAAAGTATTGTATACACTTAGTTGTGGTGAGCCTGATCCTACCATAACTTGCAAGTTAGGCGATCCAGTGTCCGAGTTAACAGCCAGTTCGTATCCTGATGTTAGATATTTTTTAACTTCAAATCTTGGTGTGTTACCAGTATCTTGTATTAAAAAAGGATCTGCACTAGTTAGTGTTAAAGATGTTGTGTCAACATCGCCAACAATTTTTCCAGTTACACTGTCGACTAATAGTCCGCTGTCATCTGCAAACACACTACCATTAATGTCACCATCTACATTACCAGTAACGTTGCCTGTTAGTGCAGCATTAAATGTTCCGTTAATTGTAGTTGTGTTGCCAACTTTACCAATAGTAACATTGCCAGTAGTTGCACCTGTGCCAATTTCTACTGTGCCAGTTGCAGCGCCATTAATGCCAACGCCAGCAGTTGAAGTAATATTAATACCACTATCACTTACTGTTACATCACCTGATGATGCGTCACCTAATGATACTGTGCCGCTTGTGCCTCTGTAGATATTTAAGTTAGCACTGTCTCTACCTTGTACTGTAGTAGTAACCACTTCTATGTTGTCAACATCGCCGACAACTTTGCCATTTACACTGTCTACTAATACTGTACTATCGTCTGCAAATACTGACCCTATTATATCAACTGTTGCTGTGCCCGATGGTCTCCAAATACCTGATTGATAAGTTAAAACTCGGCCTTCGGCAGCACCGTCTGTTTCTACATCTAGTAGTTCTGCAAGTTGTGTTCTTGGAAAATATTCACCTGTAGCAACACCGCCACTTGAGTATGAGCTAAATCCTGTTCCGTCTACACTTGCTGTAAGTTCGTCATCGCTATAAAGTGCAAAAGTAGTACTAGTAAGAATATCTGCATAGTATTCGTTACCATTAAGTTGTGTCATTCCTACAACATCTGTAATAGTTACAGGTGTACCTTCAGAGAATGAATGTGCTGCACTAGTTGTGATTACAACTGGATTTGTTTGTGTAGCATTTAATATTGCTTTGCTAGAACCACCAACGGTAGCCGTAATAATTAGTTCTGAATCACTGTTTCTTACAACACTAATGTTTGAACCAGCTCGTATTTCAATGCCAGTATAGTTTGAGTTTACATCATTTAAACGTAACTCGGTTGTTCCAACTGGAACAGATAGTTGATAATCAACATCTATTTCAAAACTATCTCCTCCTTCACTAGGATTAAACGCTACACCGTCACTTCTAGTAATAGTTAGTGTATCGCCTATATCGTCAGCAGTAAGTGTTACTCCGTCTGGTTGGAGAAGTATTTTTCGAAATGTATCTACGTATGCTACGCCCATCAAGTTTTCCAATAAAAATGTTTTCTTAACGTATTTATTTAAATATAGCTATGTTAGTTATCGGCAATGGCGAAAGCCGCAGTAAAGTAGACCTGGAAAAAATTCAAGATAAAAAGATCGGATGTAATGCTATCCTTAGAGATACTAAGGTAGATCATTTAGTATGTGTAGATAAACGTATGCTAAAAGAAGCACTTAACAGCTCTTACCATAAAAATACAAAAGTATATACACGCAAAGATTGGTGGGTACAACATAGACTTGAAAAGAACATAAAACCAGTTCCAGAACTGCCTTATGTGAGTAATGACCGTTGGGATTTGCCTTGGCATTGGGGAGCAGGACCATACGCTGTATTATTGGCATGTAACCTAGCAGAAGACATAAAACTTGTAGGTTTCGATTTGTACAGTAAAGACGGTAAACTAAACAACATGTATAAAGATACAGAAAACTATGGTATGTCACATAAACGTGCAATAGATCCCAGGTATTGGATACATCAAATAGGAGTACTAGTTGACCTTTATAGCGATAAAAACTTTACTGTATATGCTGAAGAAGATTGGAAGTTGCCTACATTCTGGAATAAACCTAATCTAAAGGTTGACAAGATAAGTAACATATACTATAATACATAGTATGAATACAGTGGTCTTATATGCTCATCCCACTTTAAATACTCTGCGCATCAAACTTACTCACGAGGAGGCAAGAGATGGGTAAACATTACAGTACTAAACACTACGGACACAACATTGGCTTATCAGCAGTGTTCCGTCAACCTAACGCAGATCATTCACACTGTCATCTGCTACACGGATACAGTCTAGCATTTACATTTACATTTGGATGCGATCATCTAGACAATAAAAACTGGGCAGTAGACTTTGGTGGACTAAAACCTTTGAAGGCATGGCTTGAAGATAGTTTTGATCACAAGGTAGCAGTTGATATTGCGGATCCTCACAAGCAAGATCTTTATGAATTGCAAGATAAAGGACTTTGTGAAATTAGGGAGTTTGATGGTGTTGGTGCAGAAAAGTTTGCAGAACACGCATTTAACTATGCAAATGGTCTAATTCGACAGACAACAAACAATCGTTGCTACTGTGTACGAGTAGAGTGTGCAGAGCACGGAGCAAACTCAGCTATCTACGAGGCATGACTTGGTTAAAAAGTATTATTCCGGAGAAACTAAAGAGCATCGTAAAGCACGAAAAGCTCTAGAAAAAGCGCAGAAAAGTGCGGAAACTCACGAAAATTTGCCGCAAGAAAGTGTGGCTCCGGTCATGAAACCTCATGGACATAAAGACAAATATATTGTTTGTTTAAAATGGGGTAACAAATATGATGCATCTTATGTAAACAATCTCTACAATATGGTCAAGCGTAACTGTACGCTTGACTACGAGTTTGTTTGCTTTACTGATAATACCTCAGGCATTAATGAAGAAATAAGAACAGAACCTATCCCCCAAATACCTGGTATGAAAGGAGCAATAGGTTGGTGGTATAAACCTATGTTCTTTAACAGTAAGTTTCCATTACGGGGAACTTTGCTATATTTTGACTTAGATGTTATTATCTTTAGAAACATAAACAACCTGTTTACATATAAGCCGGGTGAGTTTATTATATGTAGAGATTTTAATAGATTTGTTATTAAAAACTACCAAAAGTTTAACTCAAGTGTATTTCGTATCGATAGCGGGCAACACAGAAATGTCTATGACGATTTTGTAAGAAACCCAAGCGATCCTATTAGACGCTGGCATGGAGATCAAGACTGGATACGGGCACAGATTAAAAAAGATTTTAATTTTTGGCCAGAAGAATGGATACAAAGTTATAAATGGGAAATGCGTGGAAAACCTAGAATGGTTGGTGCAAAAGGTAAAAGAGATTTTGAAAAACCAGGTGATCCTAAAATATTAGATGATACAAATGTAGCAGTATTCCATGGAGATCCTAATCCGCATTATTGTAAAGATTTATGGGTAAGGGAAAACTGGAAATGATTGACACAATACAACAAAGGCAGTATAATAAACTATGGACTTAAAATTTACAACAGCAGGTGATTTCTTGAAGGCACAACAAAAACGCATAGGCTTTGCATGCAAGTACATGCATCCAGATCAAACACAAAAGAAAAAGTTGCTAGAAGAAATTCAGCGACCACTAAATACTCGCAGTACAACAGTACAGTGGCTGAATCGACAGACACGTGATGTTGCTGAAGAACGCTTGTGGGATATTATGGTACATAATATCGCAAGCTATGGGAGATTGATTGAGTATGTTGGAAGCCTTCCTGAAGAGTTACGTATGGTACGATTGGGCTCTGATGTTCTTCCTGTTTATACCGAGCCTACTTGGTGCTATTTTTGGCAGCGTCAAGATGTACGTGCATATGCGGAAAGAGAGTTTGCCAAAGTCGGAGACACAGCCAGACGCTTGGATGTTAGACTCTCCATGCACCCAGGACAATTTACAGTCCTTGCTTCGGATAATGAGGAAATAGTTGAGAGGAGCATAGAAGAATTTGAATATCACACCGATGTCTTGCGCTGGATGGGATACGGCCGTACCTTCCAAGACTTTAAATGCAATGTACACATATCGGGTCGAAAAGGTCCACAAGGCATCAAAGACGCCCTCAAGAGACTCTCGCCCGAAGCACGAAACACTATCACGATCGAGAACGACGAAAACAAGTGGGGACTTGAACACAGCCTCGAACTTGCAGACGATGTCGCACTCGTACTTGACATACACCATCACTGGTGCCGTGAAGGAGAATACATTCAACCCACCGACGATAGATTTGCTCGCGTGATTGACAGCTGGCGTGGTGTGCGTCCTGTTATTCATTACAGTGTCTCACGTGAAGATTGTTTGGTAAACTTCCCCAAAGGCAAACGTCCTAACATGACAAATTTGCTAGAACAAGGATACAAGAAAGCAAAACTACGAGCGCACAGTGATTATATGTGGAATCGTGCAGTCAACAACTGGGCACTTGAATTCCTTGATTATGCAGATATCATGGTAGAGTCTAAATGTAAGAATCTTGCAAGTATCGAGCTATATAAATACTATACGGAGAGTAAGCACTATGAGTTACCTAAACAAAATGTACAGCAGAAAGTCACAGGACCAGACCCAATCATCATCTAATAAAAATCCTAATAGAGTATTAGGTGGGTTGCGTGGACAAGGTGCAGACATGATGACTGTACTGGGAGAAGACGGTACACAGCATACTATTCCGTCACAAAAATATGTACAAGGCCTAGAAGAAAAGATTCGCACACAAGATGCACGCCTTACTAGACTTGAACAACAACTAAGGAGAGTAAACCGTGATACAAAAATGGATTAATGCTCGTATTAAAGAACGTACTACACTAGACGGAGTTATTCTAGTAGTAGCAGGAGTATCCTTTTTAATCTTCAAGCCTATTGCAGCATTAGCAGCATATGCAGCTATTCTGTATGGTGCTTGGACTATTTGGAAAAGCGAATAACTATAGTTTACCAATAGGAAGGTTTGAACTAGCAGGCATATCCCACATTTGCTTCTTTTCAACACCCTTCTTTTGTGCAAACTTTTTACTATCGCAATCTTTACAAACGTGGAAGTAGTTATTGGATATCCGTTTAGGATCCATACTTCCACGTTCTCTTATAAACTCTGTACCACAACTATCGCATAGCATCGCTACATAGGTTTTATAGCGGTAATATGCATGTTCTGTGCCTAGTTTACTAGTACGCACATGCCGGGTTTGCTTTTTAAATTCTTTTAAGAACATACATATATTTACATTAAGATTATAAAACTGTTCGATAAATACATTGATGAAGGAGCAAAAATGAGCATTTGTACACTTACAGAAGCCGCAAAAACACAAATCAACACTATATGTGAAGAAAATGATTGCTTTGCTGTAACACTAAACCTAAAAGGTGGCGGTTGCGCAGGGTTTGAATACGAATGGGGAACTATTGGTAGCCCAACAGAAGTACAACCTAATGATATTCATATGCAAACCGGTGGTAGCGGCAACTTTGTAATAGGCGCACATAGCATAATGTTCCTAATGGGCACTGAAATAGATTATAAAAAAGATATTATAGGTGCAATGTTTGAGATTAAAAACCCTAACGCACAGTCTAGCTGCGGTTGCGGCGTTAGTGTAAACTTTGATATGGATAAACTAAGCCAGCCAGCGATATAATTTGGAGTAAAATATGGCAAGACAAGATATTGATATTGGTGTATCAGGTAACGACGGAACCGGTGATAGTATTCGTGAATCCTTTCGTAAGGTAAACGAAAACTTTCAAGAAATATATGCGGTTTTTGGGATCGGTGGACAGATTAGTTTTACTGATCTAAGTGACACTCCAGACACATATGAAGGTAACGAAAATAAAGTTCCTTTAGTTAAGTCAGACGGTAGTGGTCTTAACTTACTTGAACTAGCATCTGACAACAGCCTAGACGGCTCACCTGATACTATTGGATTTGATTTTAGTGTAGATGGTAAAGTTATTCTTAAACAGCTTGTTTCAAGAGTTGCAAACGATCCGGAACCAACACTAGCTGGTCCACTAGACGCTGCTACACAGCCTATTGCAAACGTTACAGTTAGTCAAGCAGCAATTGATACTTTTAACTCTGTGCATGGTACAGACTTAACTATTAGTGACCTTGTTATTAACAAGAGTTTTGCAGACAGAAACTACCAAGAAAAGAAAGTTGCAGGCGGCGGATTACGTCTAGGTGATGAGCCTACAGATACTAGCGAGTATGTATTATCAACTGACTCTATAAGTTTAGGAAACCTACAAGTTCCTGGTCATGGATTAAGTGATGCATATATTGGTGCTCCATTTTTCTTTAATAGTACAGGTACTGATCCATTTGGTGTTACTAGCGGAGGTACATATTACTTAGGTATTCCAGACGGTGACGAACTTTCATTATACGAAAGTGAAGAAGATGCACTTACAGGCACAGGCAGAATACTTCTAGCCGGTGGCTCAGGAACATTCACTATTACAGACGGTGCATATGACGACGAACTAGAAGGTTTTTGGTTATCAAACGTTGCTGTTCCACGAAAAAGCCTTGTAAGACGTCAAGGGGACTCAATGACAGGTCCTTTAAATCTATCAGATCATCCAGGCGAACTTGCTGGTAAAGGCTTGCCAAATGGTCCTGATGATTTACAAGCAGCAACAAAACTTTATGTAGATAATGCTGCCGCTTCAAGTACAGTTAACTTGTATGTAAGTACAGCAGGTAGCGACAGTCAAGAGTTTACGCCAGACGGAAAAGAAGGACGTAACCCAGCATATGCATATAGAACTGTTAATGCTGCATGTCAAAAAGCAGAAGAAATAATTTTATCAGCTCCGCCTGAACCAGGTCCATATCAGCAAACAATGACTTTTGCCAATGGCGAAGACAATGGTACAGTTTTAACATCAGGTATTACTAGCACTATTGTCGGTCGTGCAGCAGCAAGAGCACTTATTTTAGAAAATAAAGAATGGGTAGCAAAAGAAGTTACCGGTTATATTGATGCTACATATCCAGAGTTTAGTGAAAGTTATGACACTGCTATATGCGAAAGAGATGTTCAGCTTATTCTTGAAGCAGTAAGTTTAGATATTTTACTAGGTAATAACGCAAACTATCTATCACGTTACTCAGGACTACAATATTATTCTAACGCAAGTGGACAGGTTGCTATTGGTGTTCAAAAAGCATACACTATTGCAGGTATTGAATATGCAAAAACACTAGTTAGAGATTATGTTCTTACAAACACAGCACCTCCTACATCATATCAAAGTCGTGTAGAACAGTACATTGAGCCTGCTATTATTCCAGATAGCGCAGCAGACTCAGCTGCTGAAGCAAAGTTTGACATTGTTATAGATGTTATTAATAATGGTCCTCTTAATGCTCCTAGCATTGTTGACGGTTCAACAACTTATAAAATTAATATCTCTAATGGTAACAACGGTTTTATAGATCAAGCTAATCCAGAAAATACAGACATTATTCCAGGTAAAGTTATTAGAGGTAAAAACTCTGGTGCTATTGGACGTATCATTGACTACAAGCACGAGTCAGGTGATAGGGCTGTTAGTGTGCCAGAGACGGACGAAACTGAAGTTCAACTTCTTATTCCAAGAGAGTTTGAAGTAGGTGAAGAATTAGAATATGGAAACTATGTTGTAAGTACACAGATTAGTGTTAGAATCGAAAGCGGTATCTACGAAGAAGATTTACCTATTAGAGTTCCAGCTAACGTGTCTATCAAAGGCGACGAGTTTAGACGAGTTATTATACGTCCGAAGGATCGTGTATCGCAATCACGTTGGGCAAATACATTCTTCTATCGTGATGCAGAGTTTGATGGACTAGTATTAGGAAAGTCATCAATAGAAACGTTAAACTATGAACCTTCTATTGATCCACTAAGAACCGCAGGTACTTATACTATTTCTAATAATGATTATACGTCTAGCGAACTTGGTAAAGATGCTGAGTTTGAAATAACAGTAAGTGCAAGTGGTGCTATTAACGATATTACTATAACAAATGAAGGTCAAGATTGGCAAGCAGGCGAAGTTATAACTGTTACTGATGCTGTGCTAGGCGGTGGCGGCGGTGCCGAATATGTATTCCGGGTCGCAACAGTACCAAATGGTATTAAGTACATTAACCCATTAACTGACGAAGTAGATGGTTACTTTGGTTATCATTACTTGCTTAAACCAGATAATGTAAAAAACATAGGCGCTGGTTATACAAACGTTGGCAACTGGGATACAGCAGCTTTAGTCTTAGATGATAACAGAGAGTTTATACAAGAACAAGTTGTAAACTATGTAGAAACAACTTATCCTGCACTCATCGGTTCTCCAAACTACAGCAGAACAAAATGTTCTCGAGATACAGGACTTATTGTTGATGCACTAGTTAAGGATCTACGCACCGGCGGCAACGAGTTTGCACTAGAAGCACAAGGTGAATACTATGCAGGTGCAGTGAAAGCTGGTACAGAAACAGAAACTGTTGCAGGTATAGATCATATCTATACTATTGCAAATAAACTTATTCTAGGTGAAGCACCGACTACACTTTATGGTCCAAGTGGAGCATCACCTATACGCCCAGGTAATAGTGGTGAAAACTTAGAATATGATTATGATTTATTCAATGGAAGTGCAGAACCCGATGAATGGGTTGCTGATAACGTATATCGTGTTGGTAATGTTGTCTACTATACATTTGCTGGCGTTGACAGATATTATCAATGTAAGATCGAAAACCGCTCAGGCAATACTTTTGACTCAGCAGAAATCAATGCTTACTGGAGTGAAATCGACGGTATAGATACTGTTATTGATAATCTAATAGATACTATTACTTTTGCATTTGATTCGAACTATAACCCACCGTTGAGAAACGACGAGATGGATGTGTTCTTAATGAATGATGCTACTATCTTACGTAACATTACAGGACAAGGACACGGCGGCTTCCAAATGGTGCTTGACCCAGAAGGACAAATTCTAACTAAATCACCATACTGTCAGACTGGTACAGGTTTTGCAAAGAGTCTTAACAAACAAGTATTCCATGGAGGATTGTTTGTTGACGCATTTGTTGGTAACTCCGCAGTACAAGTTACAGAACGTGTAGATGGAGATCCGTTTAGACTTAGAGTACAAAGTTTGGGTAGCCAATCTGATCCTCAAGGATTGTTTGTAAGACGTCCGCAAACACCTTGTGCGTTCTATATAGACGGCAGACGTTTCCAAGTTAATGCTGTAACACTTTATGATCCAGACTTTGGTACAGCAGAACTTATACTTGATAGAAGTTCTAATGATAGTAATGGATTCCAAGGTTTAACATCAGAACTTGCAACAGGGGTTGATTTAGATTCAATCGGCGATTTTAGTTTTAATGAAGAAAAATGCGAAAGAGATTCTAACTACATTGTTGAAGGTGTTGCACTTGACACAGTATTAGGTACTAACTACTTTGCTGTATACAATGGTCTTGCATATCATAGAGGAAATATAGCAGAAGTAGTTATTGATGACCAGCTTGCACAAACTACAGGTGCTTATGAAGCAGGTAGAGACAGAACACTACTTATTACAGAAGTTGCAGCAGACACTGATGTAGTTAACAGAGTTACAGCAGCTTATAATGAAGTAAATGATATAATCACTAACGGTCCTACATCTGCAGATGCAGTAACATTTACTGATACTGGTGTTACTGATAAAACCTATGCTAGAACACTATTGCAAGCAAACCGAGATTTTATTGCAAGTGAAATCACAGACTTTATTACTGCAAACTATCCAAGTTTAACATACGACAGTGCAAAATGCGAAAGAGATGTAAAATACATTGTAGACGCTGTAAGTTTTGACATCCAATATCAAACTAACTTAGGTTCTAAACTAGCAGCAAGATCTTATTTTGACGATGGTGTTGCTGTAAAACCAACAGAACAAAGAGCTCCAACAGTTGCAGCATATCAAGAACTTGCAACTATAATGCAGCAGGTCGTCCAAGAAACATATGCAGGACAAACTCTAACAGGTAATCCTGCAACAGCAACAGAAGGACTAGAAGCAGCAGGCTTAGTAGAAGTTATTTATGATGTTATTGATGAAGATTCATTAGTTAACTTACCTGCAGATATTACACCTGACAACACTTGGACAGATGTAAAGTATATTTCTGCTTATGAAGCTATATTAACTACACAAGCAACTATAGTAAATAAGATAATCCAAAGCATAGATGCTCCATTACCTATTACACTACAAACAGCAGGTAACAGATCAATCCTAGGTAACGACTTTACACAGATTAACGACCAAGGATACGGACTCGTTGCAGTCAACGGTGCTCTATCAGAAATGGTTAGTATGTTTACATACTATTGCTGGACATCATACTATGCTAAGAATGGTTCAGAGATTAGATCACTGACAGGTTCTTCATGTTATGGTGAATACGGGCTTGTTGCTGAAGGTTCAGATCCAAATGAAATTCCAGACAGTGTATTACTTGCACAAGATATGGTTGAAAGTGCAAGAGTATTTGATGCTGATGTTGTACTTTATCTAACAGATAGGGTTAGACTACAAGCAGGAGATCAAATCGAACAGGTAACTTCTCTAGCAACAGGTACGATTGCTGTAACTACAGCAGACTTAGATGATAGTACAGTTGAAGACGGTCCACAGACACCAGGAAGTAAAATAATATATCTAACTGGTGTAGAAGGAGCGTTTGATACAACAGGAGAACTACAGATTACAGGTCCTATAACAGGAGACTCAACTGTTACTGCACTCGGACCAAACAGTGTCCCTACAGATGTTGATTCAACAGGTTATGGTAATAACAAAGAAAACTTGTTCTGCTATGCATACGACTTTAAAGTAAATCCATCAAATAGATCAGAGTTTGATGTATATCATCCAAGTGTTCCTACTCTTGCTAGATACGAAGCAGCAAGTTCTAACCTTGCAGGTCACACTGTAGGTGAGTACAAAGATGTTGGTGTAGGTGGTAATATTACTCCGTTATCGAGCACATTTGCAGACGTAGGTGCTCTTGATGGATTGTTTGACGTACAAAAAACTATTGCTTATGGATATACTGCTACTATTTCAAACGGTGGCGAGGCATACACTGTAGGTGACCAATGGGTAGTAAGTGGTGCAGACTTAGGAGGTGTATCTCCTGATAATGATTGTACTATTACTGTTACTGAAGTAGACGAAGGAACTGGCTCAGGGCTTGGTGTTATATCAGAAGTTAGGCTGAGCGGCGATATTTGGCAAGAAACAAGCACTCCTATGTATGACGGTAGAGTTTTTAAACTTAACTTTAGTACAAGTGATGCACAGTTTAGTACAAGCGGGTTACTTGCAGATGTACCATGGGGTACACTTATCCAATATAGAAGAAACCAAGCACATATTATAAGCGACTTAGCAAGACCAGATGTGTTAAGTATTCGTCCATCAACTGCTGTTGTATTTGATGAAAACCCAACACAGATTTATCGTTCAATCAGCTTCCTAAACAGTGATAGTATAGGAGTTGAACTACCACAAGGTACACTGCAAGCAGGATTTGATGAAGGTTATGATTATATCAGGATGCTTGTTAATACTGCAAAAGCTCAAGAAACTGCACTTGCAGGATTAGGTACAACAAAAGGTAATACACCAGGCGATGTTGTAATAGCTGTTCAAGCAACACTAGATTCAAACGAAATATTCCGTCTAAACAACAATGCTAGAACACCCGAAGCAAATAGACCTGTAGGCTGGACTCAATCATCTCTTCAGGAAGCTCCAATCTTTGTGTGGCAAGGTAAAAAACACTTCGTTTATAATGCTAGAGGTGTAGATGCTACAGATACAATCGTACCAATAGCAGAAGATAACGAATACATTATTGTTGATATTTCAGATATTGATACTATTAACCAAACAGATGCAACAGGCATTTACTCAACTCTTGTATTAGGTTCGGTTACAACTACATTACGTGCAGGTTTGAGAGCAGGAGCACCTGGTGATGTTACAGTTAATATCTCAACATGTCGTGCTACATCACATGACTTCCTTGATGTTGGAACTGGAGGTTTTAACGATTCAAACTATCCAAACGTAATCTTTGGTGAACCTGCAGATAAAAACTCTGCTAATGAAGTCGATGAACGTGGTAAAGGGCGTGTGTTCTATGTAAGTACAGACCAAAACGGTATCTTTAGAGTTGGTAGATTCTTTAGCGTTGACCAAGGTACTGGTACAGTTACATTTGCTGCGAGTATTGCGCTGTCAGATGTTGACGGTCTAGGCTTTAAACGTGGTGTTGTTGTTACTGAGTTTTCAACTGATACAGCAATGACAGATAACGCTGCTGATACAGTTCCAACAGAACTTGCTGTACGTGGGTACATTAACAGACGTTTAGGATATGATGTAAACGGTAATCCTGTTTCCAATAAACTAGGACCAGGTGTGCTTGCTCCAAACGGTGCTGTTCCGATGACAGACGATTTGAATGCGGCAGGTAATCAAGTTACAAACTTAGGAACACCTACTTCAGACTCTGATGCAGCAACTAAATCTTATGTAGATGACTTCTTAGGAAATCAAGATGAGATAAAAGATTTACGTTCAGTAACATATAATAGCGACCAGGTTGTTGAAGGACAACTTCTAGTTAAAACAGAGTATAAAAAACTTATTGTAGATGCAGGATCAGTTACAGGCCCAGGAACATTTACAAGAGGACAAAGTATAAGTGGTTCAATAACAGGTGCTACAGGTACTATTGTTGACGTAATAGAAAGACAGGGTGTAGAAGGTGATATTCTTGAAATTATCTTTACTCCAGTAACAGGAGAGTTTAGTGATGGTAAGCCGATAGGATCATCACCAGATCCAGACGTTATTATTGTAACTGGTATTTGTCAAGCATTATGTATAGACGGTCCAGTTGATGAATGGGCAAATGGTGTATTTGATGCTGACAGTGATATTACTATAGGTACTAATAGAGAATCAAGTGATGGATTTGTAAGCGATCGATATACAACACTCAACTTCCAACTAAGCTCTGATAGTATTGTAAACAGTGATATTTCAGCTACAGCAGCTATTGCACAAAGTAAGTTGAATATGAATGCTGCATCAACTAGAAATAGCCCTACTGGAATAAGTCAAAGTGATCTAGGCTTAGCAGCATTTGATAGTGATATATTTACTAATACAACTGGTTGGGTGACTATTGAAGACGGACAACTTTCTTTGAATAAGATACAGCGTATTCAAGACGGATATGTATTAGGTAACTGGAGCGGTGATAGTTCAGATAATGATATCGACGAACTACCATTCAGCACAGTTATCCAAGAAGGTGGCGGGCTTGCAGATGCAGACTTTGAACCAGCAAGTTTAGTTGCTGTTTCAGCTGATCCAGGAGAAGCATTAATAAAAACAGCTCCGGGAATATATGGTATAACAAACGTAACTAAAACTGGTGAAGTTAATAGTATTGTTAAAACTGATAATGCTGGTAGTATTCAAGTTAACTCGCTAATACTTGGAGGTGACCCAACTTACGAAATCTTAGGATTGGATACAACAACTATTGTGTTCAAAACACCTGCACAAGGTGAAATACTAAGAGCAGTAGGTACAACTGGTGCAGTTGCAACAGGCCCTGATGTTGAAATACCAGGATCAGTTAATATTGGATCAACTGGTGTTACTGAAAGTACACTTCAAAATACTTCAAACTTTAACGGTGAAGCAAGTTTAGCAGTTGATTGGATATACAGTAGTTTTATTGAAGCAGCAGGCGAAAAAGGTTCTGCTTCAACAGGTGTTGCAATAGGTGCAAATACTGGTAAAACTGTTGCAGGCGAAGTAGGTATTGTTACAGCAGATACAGCAACAAGCTCTAGCTTTGTACCGTTTACATTTAGTTCAACAGGTGTATTACCTGATGTTGATGATACTTATGATATCGGTAGTGCAACACTAAAATATAAAGATGTATACGCTACAAGATTCCGTGGTACTGCTACCGAATCATATTACGCTGACTTGGCAGAAAACTACACAGCTGATGCAGACTATGAGCCAGGTACTGTACTAGTATTTGGCGGTGATGCAGAAGTTACGGTATGTTCAAGCAAAGGCGATCACAGAGTTGCTGGAGTTGTTACAACTAATCCAGCGCACTTAATGAATGCAGAACTTGAAGGCGAAAACGTTACTGGCATTGCACTACAAGGTCGTGTGCCTTGTAAGGTAATCGGCACTGTTGTAAAAGGAGATTTGCTTGTGTCAAGTGCTGTTCCAGGATATGCGATTGTTAATAATAATCCAGCAGTAGGAACAGTAATAGGTAAAGCACTAGAATCTAAAGATACTGACGAACGTGGCATTATTGAAGTAGTAGTAGGAAAGCACTAATGGATAAACCTAAAGTAGATAAACTAGTTAAGACAAACCAGATGAAAGCTAGTAACGATACAAAAAATCCGCAGGAGCGTCAAGCGGTCCTGCAAAATAACATTCTTAGAATAAGAGTACAAGGGGCACCAAATGGCAAGACAAACAATTAATATTGGTACAAGTGCAAACAAAGGAGATGGTGATCCGTTACGTACTGCATTTGATAAAATAAATGACAACTTTGCAGAACTGTATGCAGGTAACAATGTTGATCCTGCAAATACAGCTACTAACTTAGTTCCGGATACAGATGGCACAAGAGATTTAGGAAGTGTAACCCAACGTTGGGCAGACGCACACATTAAGGATTTCATTTATTTAAATGGTGCTAGGATTGAAGTTGATGGTAATGGTGTTTTACTTGTAAATGGTAGTGGAGCAAGTCAACGTGCAGATGTTGTAGGTGACATATTTGGACAAGATAGTTCAAAAACTTTCGATTCAAATACAAACACATTCTACGGTAACTTTATAGGAACAGTAGCAGCAGATGATAGTACAGTTATTGTGGACGGTGTTAACGGAGAACTATATGGTAACTTAAATGGTACTTTAGTAGGAAACGTTACAGGTAATGTTGTAGGAGATCTTACAGGAGATGTTAACTATGCACCTGCAAATGCAGCACAATGGGATACACCTCGTCCAACAACACTTGCAGAAGCAATAGATAAGTTAGCAACGGCGGTATATGCACTAAACGGTAACACTCCGATATAACGATAAATACAGTAAGTAACAGGATTTAGAGAATGGCAAATAGATTTCCACTGGTAATTGATACAACAGACGGTAATAAACTTAAAGAGTTACCGGCGGGAGACAATCTCGACCTAAGAGAAAACAGTATTGTAAGAGTACAAGATGTTAATGCACTTGGTACAATTAATGCTGCTGATATCACAGTAAATGGTAACAGACTAGTTGCCCAAAACTTTATTGATCTAACAGACACACCGGCAGATTATGTTGACTCTGCAGACAAGTTTGTAAAAGTAAATGCTACTGGTGATGGACTAGAGTTTAGACCGTTTAGTGATATTGGTAACATTGAAGTTGAAGAAATAGAAGTTGGTACTAGAATAGTTCCGGCTGCACCAAACATAGTTGATATAGGTACAACAGGTCTTTATTTTAATAGAGTTGTAGCAAACGAGTTTATGGGAGATTTAATCTCCGGTACTGAAGAGAGAGTTTTTAATGCTGCTACAGGTAAGATTAGTTATGCTGCACTAGAAGGTGCTCCTACACAAGTTTCAGAATTTGAAAACGATGTTGGTTACTTACTTGCAGAAGATTTAGATAGCAGTTTATCAGGGCTTTTTGATGAAGGTGCTACATTTGATACTGACATAAGAGGATCGGTATTCGGCGATGACTCTTCTATGATAGTAGATGGTGTTGCATCTGAAGTTGTAGGCGTTGTAAATAATACAACTATAACTACAGTTAACCTTACAGCAACAACAGCAACGTTAACCACAAGTATATCAGATCAATATATAGGACCAATAGATAACGATGTTATTATAAATGCACAAAATAACTATGATATTGTTATAGGTGAAGAAAATACAGGCAACACTATTATACACAATGCTGAAGCAGATGACTTTACATTTGAAAGCGGATTAGGTATTGCAGAACTAAATGCTGTCGCAGACTTATTATTAAAAGCAGGCAACAGAATAAGGGTAGTAGACACTCCAGTACGCTTTGCTAGATTTACAGATGCAGAAGCAGCATTAGTAGTTGCACAAAACGGTGATGTTATTTACAACACTGATCAAAATAGATTGCAGATATATCAAAATGATGCATGGATAGATTTACACAAAGGCGAGTTTGACGGTAACGTAACAACAGCAACAGGTGAATCAAACTTTAATGACGTTGTTATTGCAGGCGACTTAACTGTACAAGGTACAACTACAAGCGTTGAAACAACAAATACAACTATAAGCGACAATGTAATCGTACTTAATAACGGTGAAACAGGCGCAGGTATTACTAACACAACTGCTGGTATTGAAATAGACAGAGGTTCTGCTGCAAACGTAACTTTCGTATATGATGACAGTATTGACAAGTGGACACTTGGAACAGAAAGATTAGTAGCAGCAACATTCGAAGGCGATTTGATAGGTAACGTAACCGGTGATGTTACAGGAGATGTTACAGGCGACTTAACAGGTGATGTTACAGGTAACGTAACTGCTAGTTCTGGAACAAGTACATTTACAGATGTTTCAGTTACAGGATCAATCACAGTTGATGGCGCACTTGAAGCAGCAGCATACAAAGGTACTTTTGTAGGTGACGATAGTACAATACTTGTTGACGGTGTTAACAACCAAATAACAGGTGACTTGTACGGCTCTATTAGAGGCTATAACTGGATGTACGGTGGTGATGCTATATTGTCTATTGTACACGGCGGAGCACCAGATGATGGTATTATTAGAGTTCTTGCTACAGGCGATGTGCGTATAACTTCATCAAATAGAAATGTTGACATTGAAGCAACAACTGGTGTTATTAACTTAAACAGCAACGTAAATGCAAAAACAATTACAGGTGACTTAATAGGATCAGTCTTTGGTGATGATAGTACTCCTATTATAGATGCTGTTAACGGAACACTAAGTGGTAACTTAACTGGCAACGTAACAGGAAACGTAACTGGTAACATTGATAATACTACATTAGATATAGGTGTAGACGATGCTACTGCAATCACAATAGGCAACAGCGGAAGTACAACTACAGTAGAAGGTACTATCCAGTTTACAAATGCATTGATTGCAAACAACTTAAAAGCAGATGATAGTATTAGTATTACTACAAACGGACTTACATCAGGCGAAGCTATTAGTATTGGCCCAGGAGGCTCAAATACATTTATTAACTTAACTGCAACAAACATTAGATTCTTTGGGAACATAACAAATAATATTAATGCTACAGCAGGTATAACAGGTGATTTAAAAGGTAGTGTTGTTGCAGATGATAGCACAGTTATTATTGACGGTGTTAGCGGAACAGTATATAAAGCAAATATTGAAGGTGCAACAAACTGGGATACAGCATACAGTTGGGGCGATCACAGTACAGTTGGTTACTTACAAGACGGTGGATCATTTACAGGTGATGTAAAAGGTAGTGTGTTTGCAGATGACTCAAGTGTAATGGTTAACGCTGTTGACTTTACAATGACGAGTGACTTGCTTACTCTAACACCGCTGAATGCAGAACCTACAAATCCTGTAAATGGCATGATAGCAGTAGCAGATGGTACTGGTTGGGATCCGCATACTACAGGTGTAAACACAATGACAGTATACTTAGGCGGCGCTTGGAGACAAATAGCAAGTGCTGTATAATAAATATATTAAATAGGAAAAACAAATGAGCGAAAGAGAATATATTGTTACGTTAAAGAAAGGTGTAGACTACACTGCATTTAATGCAGAAATGATTGCTACAACTGGCGCAGGTGACATACCAGGTAGAAGTGTTACGGTTGCTAACGCTCGTCCAGCATCACAGCGTAATACACACTATATGCTTACTGATGCAGAAGCAACAGCACTTAACAATGATGCAAGAGTAGTTGCATGCGAGTTACGTCCAGATCTAAGAGATGACATTGAACTAGTCCGTTTCGCTCAACAGACTGGTGATTTTAGTAAGACTGAAGATACACGTGGTGAATATGTTAACTGGGGATTGCGTAGAGTTAACGAAATAAACAATCCTTACTTTGGATATAGCATTTCAGGAGGATACAACTACACACTTGACGGTACAGGTGTAGACATTGTTATCCAAGACAGTGGTTTACAAATAGATCATCCTGAGTTCCAAGATAGTTCAGGTACTACACGAGTAGTACAACAAGACTGGTATAGCGGATTCAGTGGCGGCGGATCTATGCCAACAGAACACTACACTGATTATGACGGACACGGTACTCACTGTGCAGGGATTGCAGCAGGTAAAACATATGGTTGGGCTAAAAATGCACGTATCTATGCTGTAAAAGTTAATGGCTTACAAGGAGCGAGTGATCCTAACAGCGGTATTCCAATCACAAATGTTTTTGATGTTATTAAAGAATGGCATGCAGCTAAAGCAGTTGACCCTGTTACTGGCGCAAAACGTCCGACTATTGTTAATATGAGTTGGGGATACACGTCTGCTTTTGCAAACATCACTGGAGGAGAATATAGAGGAACTCCTTGGACAGGCACTGCTAGAGATACTGCTAAAGGTATGGTAGGAAATTTAGTTAGCGGACTTTATAGATATCCTACAAGAGTTGCTTCTGTAGATACAGATGTTGAAGAACTAATCGATGCAGGAGTACATGTTTGTATTGCCGCAGGTAACTACAAACAAAAGATTGATGTAGATGGTGGCGCTGACTATGACAACTACTTTACAAGTAGCCTATACGGAACAAGATACTATCATAGAGGAGGATCACCGTATGGCCAAGAAGCATTTATTGTAGGCAATATTGATACTGATCTTGCAAGCAATGGTAGAGAACAAAAAGCAACTAGTTCAGAAACAGGCCCGGGTGTAAATGCATGGGCTCCGGGGACTAGAATCTTTAGTAGTTTAAGTACAACTACAGCATATACTAGTGGACCATATCCACTAGACAGCGATTTTAATATTGGTAGCTTAGGTGGTACTTCAATGGCTTCTCCACAAGTAGCAGGTGTACTTGCATTATGGTTGCAAGTAAATCCAGGTGCAACTCCTGCACAAGCTCTTAGTTATTTTAAAAGTAGCTCTAAAACAGATAGAGTATATCAAACAGCAAACAACGATACAGACTACACAGACAATAGAAGTTTATTAGGTTCTAGTAACAGATTTCTTTGGAATAAGTTTAACCGTAAAACTCAACTTTCTATCGGAAGTGTATTTACAGAAGCAGAAACAGATACTAGTATAATAAAAACTTACTCTTTGGCTTCGAGTGCAGCAAGTGTAAATGAAGGTGATAGTTTTACTATTACTTTAACTACAACAAATGTTCCAGATGATACTGTTATAAACTACGGTATTACTGGTGTTTCTAGCGGAGATATCGGCGTACCACTAGACGGAACATTTACTGTATCATCTGACTCAGCAACAGCAGATTTTACAGTGTCAGCTGACACAACACTAGAAGGTGCAGAAACTTTTACTATGACATTAGAAGGCATAAATGTTTCAGTTAGTGTAACTATAAATGATACTAGTACATAAGGATTAATAATGGCAGTACAACTAATAAACATAGGTAATGTTGCAAATGATGGTACAGGTGATGATCTAAGAGAAGCATTTATCAAAGTAAACCAAAACTTTGAAGAGCTTGATCTAAGAGATGACGAAAAAACTACAGGTAGTAATCTTGGGCCAGACGGCGAAGGTCTTTTTGCAAATAGAATCAACTATGATCTACAGTTTAAAAAAATCGTAGGCGGAGATAACATTACACTTACTGCTACAGATAATAATATTACTATAAGTAGTGAAAGCACACTTACAATAGCAAGTGATTCTGGAGATACTGACTTAGTTGGATCTACTACTTTGAATATTTTAGGCGGAGACGGAATAAGCACATCTGCTACAGATAATACTCTTACAATCACAAATGATTATAATGCAGAACTAGTAGAAGATCTTACACCCCAACTAGGTGGCAATCTAGATGCACAAGGGTTCAACCTTACAAATGTTGGAAATATAGATGCAGCACAAGTATCTGGTTCGTTTGTAGGTAACTTAACAGGACTAGTACACGGTTACGATATGAGAGATTGGGCAAGCTGGAACGAAGGTTGGGACTTTGGTGCTGTTTCAGAAGATTATACTAGTGCTATACAGTTTATCGTTGCAAACACAGCCGTTGATTTCGGTAGCTTTAGTGCTCCAGCAGTAGGTAATGTAGATTTAGGAAGTATTTGATTCCGATAAATACTACTGTAGAAGGAATCACGTATGGCCAATCCCGATAGTTTATGGAGTATCCAAACAGGTAAAAAGATTGCAACACTGATCGAAAGATCTAATGTTAATCTTTTACTCCCGTTAAATGTAAATATCCCAAGTACAGTTAAAATTATAACAGGATCCTTGCCTGCCGGGTTAAGATTATCAGCAGACGGAAAGTTTATTGAAGGCACAGTTTACGAAGTAGCTTATAATACTACAAGTAAGTTTGTATTAAGGGCAGAATATCAAGGTCAGTTTGAAGATAGAACTGTACAGATAGATGTAAGCGGACCTGATGACCCTGTATGGCAAACAAACGAAGGGTTATTACCAGTAGGAAGTAATCAATCTTTGTTTATACTTGATAACGAGCAAGTTGACTTTCAACTACAAGCAACAGATACTGATCTAAGTGCAGGCGATATTTTAGAATATTTTATAGCAGAAGGAGACGGCGAGCTTCCTCCAGGCATTACGCTATCTTTAGATGGAAAACTTACAGGTATAGTAGAACCTCTATTAAGTTTAGATAAAAGGTATCAAGCAGGAGGCTATGACGGTGCGCCGTATGGAGCACTTCCTGCAGATTATGGCACAATATCTTCAAATGGTTATGGTAGTTTCTTTTACGATACTGTAGATTTTGATTACAACGAACCAGTTGTTAATCCTAGAAAACTTAATAGATTTTATCCTTTTAGAGTAACTGTTACAGACGGCGAAAACTTTGTTAAACGAGAGTTTAAAATATATCTTGTCGGCGATGATTATTTAAAAGCAGATAACACTATTATGCAAGCAGGAACAGGAGTGTTTACTGCTGATACAACTAATGTTAGAACTCCAGTTTGGCTTACACCTAGAGACTTAGGATTTAAACGTGCTAATAACTATACTACAATCAACTTAGATATTATTGATAATCCAAACTTAGAAGGTGTAGTAACATATACATTAGATAGTACAAACGATGACGGTACTCCTAGCATATTACCTCCAGGGACTTCACTAGATAGTCAAAGCGGAGAAATAGTTGGTCGTATTCCGTACCAACCAGCAATAACAAAAGATTATAAGTTTACTGTTAGAGCAACAAGAATAACAACAGATTTAGATACTGTTTCTATTAATGCCAACTACTATGAAGATACTTTGTTAGGTAAAGATAACTTTAAAATTTATAAAATAGATTTAACTGGCGATATCGACGGTATAAACGATTTATTAGAGCTTATTGGTAGAGACATACTTTTAGAAAATAGAACGTATAGAGTAACCAACGTTGATGCTAGAAATACTGATTATGACATTATTTTCTTAGATAGTACTTTATCTCCTAGCATCAGTTTAATAACTAGCAGAACTGCACTTAAAAATCAAGATGCTGTTTTTGTTAATAGATTAAACGAATCTCAAAAAGAAAAGTACAGAGGACGTACTATACGTCTTAGTGACAGTGAAGCATATGTTATAAATGATATTGTTCCTTATATAGAATGGGACATTCAACAAGTAACCCCGGGTAATGATCAAATATATCCGAACGGATCTCCAAGAAGAATGGAAGCAGGAACAAACTATTTCTTAGGAGATCTTGTCATTTACGGAACAGAAGTAGGTGGCAATGATAGAGTTTACAGGGCAACATTTACTCATAACTTAGAAGCTCAAACTGATCCTGTAACAGAAGTTCCAATCACAGTAGATGGTGTTGTACAAGTTGTCTTTAATCCTGCTAACTGGACTGAAGTAGTTGAAAACCCAGATGATCTATCACTGTCTGATAGAGTTCTTGCACTTAAACAATCTTTAGAAGCAGCATACGGACACACAGCATATGTAGATGTATTTAATCAGCAAAACTGGAGATTACGCATTCCTAGTACAAGTTTAAGTAGAATCGCAAAAAATATTGAGCAGTTCTTCTTACTAGGCGATGATAGTACAAGAATGAAAATCACTACAGTTAGAGATAATGAAGACAGAATAAAGTTTGATGTAAATCTTTCTACACAATTTAACCAAGGACGAAACATAGGTATTGCACTATTTAGAAATGAAGGATTTGTAGAAAATGTTATTGTTGCAGCAAATGACGAAGTAGATATTCCAAGCACATCTAAAACTTTTGAGATTAAAGTTATAGGAGAAATAGACAGTAATATATCTTGGATAACAGCAGCAGATCTTGGAACTATACGTGCAAACTTCAACAGCTACTTAAAAGTAGTAGCAGAAACTACAGTTCCAGATAGTCCTATGATTTATACATTAAAGTCGGGTAAACTTCCTTTTGGTATGCAACTAAGTTATAACGGAGATATTACCGGTAATCCTAGACAATACCAAACTAGCGAAGGACTTGGTCTTACAATATTTGATAATAAGGCAGTAACATTCGATGGCTTTATTCCGGGCGATACTTCCTTTGACAGAAGATATAACTTTACTATTGAAGCTCGTGATAGATTTGGATATACAGCAATAGAAAGAGAGTTTACACTTTTAGTTGAAGATTTAGACAATACTGTGTATACAGACATATATGCAAAACCGTTAATCCCTGCAGAACAAAGAACTGCATTTAGAAACTTTACTAGTAATCCGGACATATTTCCACCAAATAGCATTTATCGTCCAAACGATCCTTCGTTCGGTGTTAAAACAAGTTTAGAAATGCTAGTATATGCAGGTATAGAAGCAAAAACTATTGAAAACTTTGTAGCGGCAGCAGCTAAAAACCATAAAAGAAAAACTTACGCAGTTGGTGAGATAAAAAGTGCTAAAGCTATTGAACCAGGAACTACCGACACTGTTTATGAAGTTGTATACTTAGAAGTTGTAGATCCTAGTCAGCCTACTACAGGAAAAACAAGAAAAAGTTTTAGCATAGAAAACAAAAAGAAACTTACTGTTGACAGTATACAGTATGCTCTTAAAGATGACGAAACTAGAACTGGTGCAGGTTATGAACTATTACCAGTGTATGGTAGAGCTCAAGTAAGATTTATTTACGCTGAAGACGGAAAGATAATAGTAGAAACTAGAGATAGTGATGTACTACTCGATGTTGACAATGCAGATTTTGAACTTGATTTAAGAGTAGGCGAAGATGCAGTTATAAGATTACAACAATCAGATTCAGAACCTTATAGATTCCGTCCAGATACTAATACAATAAAAACAGACAGTGATGCAATCAAAGTAAGTCAAAGCAATGATAATGTGAGATATATATCTAACATAGACAATATGCGAGACAATATAAAAGCAATAGGAAAAAATGAAAGAAACTATTTACCACTATGGATGCGTACATCACAAGAAGGGTTTCAAGAGCTTGATTATGTAACTGCTATTCCTATTTGTTATGTTAAACCGGGTGAAGCAGAAAACGTAATAGATAATATAACCAATAGTGGATTTGATTTTAGACAGTTTAATATTGATATTGATCGTTATATTGTTAAAAGAACTGACGATTATGAAACTGAACAATACATTCTTTTTGCAAACTATGCATACAATGTAGGATAAATATGTGTAAGGATATGGAATAAACAATGAGTGGTATATTAGGAACACACGATTTAACAGGCGGCGTTACACAGTCAATTTACGCTTGTGACACTGATCAGTTTACAACTGCAAACATTAGTCTTTGTAATAGGCATAATGTTGCTGTTAAAGTAACACTTGCAATCACAGATGCAGAAAATGCATTTGATGATGCACGTTATATAGAATACGAAACTGAACTAAAACCTAAAGGTGTTTTAGAACGCACAGCGGTTATTGTTCCAGTTGGAAAGTTTATTACAGTATTAAGTACACACAATGCAGTTTCAGCAGCAGCATGGGGTATAAGAGCAGGTAATACTGTTTCAGTAAGTGCTATTACAGATGCAACAGATGCAGTAGCACCTACATTTATTGTAAACACAGTGGCATTTTTACCGGGCGCATTAACAAATACCCAACTTGAAACTAACGAGATAGGTGCAGTAACTTTTGAACTGACAGCAGGAACACTTCCTACAGGACTATCACTTACTTCAGATGGAGTAGTCACAGGAACAACTGATGCAGCTGATTACGGAATATACGCTGTTACAATAACAGCGACTGATCAAAGTGGAAATAGCACAGCTAACACTGTTAGTATAGGACCTGGGTTGAAAGGTGTTGCAACTTCAGGAGATTTATCTCACATCTTTTTAGGATCTGGATCAACTCCTGGTGTAATTTCAGCAGAGCATAATCCTACTCTTTCTGGTTACGGTTATGATGATATTACATGGATACCAGATACTAATATTACTTGTGATATTTACTGTTGGGGCGCAGGCGGCGGCGGCACTAGAAGAACTGCTGCTATAACAGGAGGACCCGGTGGCTTTTCAAGTGGTAGATATACATTTACCAGCGGCACAACTTATAAAATTGTTGTCGGGGGTGCAGGCGAAGCAGGAGACGAAACGCCTGCTACTAATACTATATATAATGGAGCAGCAACGGGCGGCGGAACAGCAGGCGGAAACTCTAGCGCCGATTCCGACGGCGGTGGTGGTGGAGGATATACAGGTATATTTGAAACTAGTGTAGCAGTTGGTAATGCTATTATTATTGCAGGAGCCGGAGGCGGCGGAACAGGAGACACCGCCTATGGTGGTGGTGGTGGTGGCAACACCGGCGGAGATGGTTCTAACGGAGCTAGAGGCGGCGACGGCGGCACCCAAAGTGCTGGTGGTGCGCAAGGTACTGATGGTACAGCGGGCACAGCAGGCGCGGCACTATTAGGCGGCAATGGCGGATCTGGTGGCGGAACATCAGAAGGTGCTGGCGGTGGCGGTGGCTACTATGGCGGTGGTGGTGGCGGATCGACAGGTCCAGGCGCCGGCGGCGGTGGATCTGGATATATCGGCGGTACTGGGCTCACTAATGGTGTAACTACACAATCTGGAACCAACACAACACCTGCACAGTCAAGCAATGCCTTTTATATAGATGGTGTAGCAGTAGGCGGCAACCAAAACAGAGGCGGCGGCGGTCTTATAGTTCTTGTAGAAGTATAATTTAACTAAATGAAAATGTAAGGATAAAATATGGCAAGTTCAATAATAAGCACAACATTAGATGCGAACTATCCTGTAGCTGGTGTTGATAATGATACCCAAGGATTTCGTGATAACTTTCAAATCATTAAAGATGGTTTAACAACAGCAGCAAGTGAAATAACATCGTTGCAGAACAATACTGCAAAACTAAACGAATCAAACGATTTTAACGGTACAAATATTTCAGATGCTAATCTTGTAACAAATACCGAGCAATATCATAACATCGGTACAGTTATTAGTGACCAAAACATTAGTTTCTTAAATGGTCATTATCAAGTAATGACTATTAATCCAGCAGATAATGATATTACATTTACCCTAGCTGATTGGCCTGATAGAGATGGACTTGCAAAAATAACTGTCCAGATTAGTACACTATCAAAAGACCCAGAGCCAGAAGTAGATCAAACTATTACATGGTTATCAGCAGGCGGCGGCACAATCAAGGCTAGCCAAAATTTTCCTAGCCCATTTGTTTTAAACACTGCTACAAACGATGTTGATGATGGTGGTCCAGCTATTATTGAGTTTTGGACTTACAATCAAGGAACAACTGTTTTTGCTAACTATTTAGGTAGATTTAACGCAATCTAATGCATCCATTTATAAACAACTTATCAGAACTAAGCGACAACGAAGTAGAAGAAAAAATATTTCTACTTCAACGCCGCTTTTTTCAAACTTCTAATCCAGATCTACAAGGGCAAATCCAACTTGCTCTTGACACGTATAAACAAGAAATAAACACAAGAAGAGCTCTAGCAGCCCAACGTCAAAAAGATCAACAAGACGGTAATAAAGGTCTTGACAATCTTATAAATGTATCGTAAAATACATTAATGCTTATGAAAACAGACGAACTAGGTATACCACGATTCTCTAACCGCGATCTTATCGATATGATCTATAGCGGCAATGCTGACAAAGTACACGTTGTACTATGTAGCGAATCTGACGAAATTGACAAGTTCAATAGTGCAATGGAAGAACAAGGTATGAATCCATTGCAAAGGTATATTCCACTAGATGTAGATCAAAAGACATTTGACGGTGTATGTCAAGGTGAATGGTTTATGCCACAAGAGTATAAAGAACTTAATCCTAACAAATGGCTTGAAGCAAAACTAATGGAAAAACTACAAATAGAAGATCCTGTGGCGTTGCGTGATACACAAGAATGGATCCGTGTAACCGAAGAACTTACAGAATATTCTGCTCGTGGTATGTATCCATTATTACAATATATGATATATTTGGTAGACTTTATGCGTGAGAACGATATTGTATGGGGTGTAGGACGTGGATCAAGTGTGGCTAGTTATGTGTTATACTTAATAGGTGTACACAAAATAAACTCAATCCAATATGGCCTAGATTGGCGTGAGTTCCTTCGATAAATAAGTACGTAGTTTAAGGAGTCTATAATGGCGAAAAATAACCAAGTTAAAGCACAGCATAGAAGTATGCGTGGTAAAATAGTAGATATGGATCTACTAAGAAAAAGAAATGAGCTTACACCAGCAGTAGGTAATGCTCGTGTAAATGCACGTGGTGACGAACTAGGACCAGGCGGAAAGATTATCCGCAAAGCAGATGATCGTGTACGCGAACATTATAAAGTAGCGGGTAAAGTTCGTAGCAGTTCGGGTCGTGCAAAAGCAAAAGCAGACGAAGTTGTTTCAACACCAGAAGAAACTGTTGCTATCACTGAAGAAGTTTCTGTAGAAGAACAAGCAGAACTTGAAGCAATGGATGAAGAATGGGTTGAAGACAAAGAAGGAAATTTTGTACCTAAGAGCGAGGCATAAATGGCAGTACACTTACAAAAGTTCAAAGGAAATTTAAAAGCAATAGGGGACCGTGTGTTAGTTACCGATATGTATTTTGGTGAACAAAAAACAGCAAGCGGCCTTATCATTAACAACGATGACGGGACCACACGTGGCATTTACCCACGTTGGGGCAGAGTATATTCAAAAGGTTCAAGAAACGAAGACATCTATGAAATCGGTGATTGGATCTTAATCGAACACGGTCGTTGGACTCGTGCAATGGCATTAGAAACAGATGATGGCGAACTTGAAGTAAGAATGGTAGACAGTGAATGTGTACTAGCATATAGTAAAGAAAAGCCGGATGATGTACAGATTGGTGCAGAGTACAACGATGGTGCTCATGCAACTATTGATCCAACTAACTTTATGGGACAACAGCATTAATGACAAATCCATTTAAAGATATTGACACGTTTGGTTCTGCGTGTGACCAAGAACCAAGTGAAGCAAACTATAAAATGTATCTTAGTTTGATCAAAGAAGAGTACGAAGAACTACAAGAAGCAGTCGAAGCAAATGACACTGTAGAACAACTTGATGCACTTGTTGATATTCTTGTTGTTACTATGGGTGCGATCCGTGCCGCAGGTTGGGACGGAGAAGGTGCTTGGAAAGAAGTAATGGACACAAACTTTGCTAAGATTGATCCAGACACAGGCAAAGTTCGCAAACGTGAAGACGGCAAAGTGCTAAAGCCGGAAGGCTGGAAGGCTCCAGAACTTGCACAGTTTATAGGAGATTGATATGAATACAAGAACTATGACAGGTGCAGCATACGATGAATATTTACGGCAGTTTATGCTGGCCCTTTATAACTATACAGCACTAGGCTTAGGTATTACTGGTGTTGTTGCATACCTTACATATGCAAGTGGATTAATGTTTGCTATGGGTGGGTTAATGTGGGTATTTGTTTTTGCACCTTTGGGGATGATCCTTTACTGGAGTTTTGCAGGACAAAACTGGTCGTTTGAAAGCACACGGATGTTTTACTTGATCTTTACAGCAGTAATGGGTGTAAGTATGAGTACGATATTTGCTGTATATACAGCTATGAGTATTGCACAAGTATTTTTTATTACTGCTGCAACATTTGCAAGTGCTAGTCTGTACGGATACACTACCAAGAAAGATCTTAGCGGTTGGGGTAGTTTCTTACTAGTAGGATTGATTGGTATTATTATTGCAAGTATTGTAAACATCTTTATGCAAAGTAGTGCAATGATGTTTACTATTAGTGTATTAGGCGTCTTAATATTTACCGGCCTCACTGCATACGATACACAAAGAGCAAAGACCACTTTTCTTAGTGGAATGCTAGGTACAGAAGAACTAGCAAAGTTTGCTATTTCAACAGCGTTAAGTTTATATCTAAACTTTGTCAATATGTTCCAAATGCTACTAAGTTTATTAGGCAATCGAGAATAAAAACACTTGACTCCTTAGCATTTATACGCTATAATATGTATAAAGCTAAGGAGTTTTCATGAAAATAACAAATCAAACAGCAGGTATTGGTACTACGGGTGCTACAGGGTTAACACTCATGATACTACATACCACAGGATATCTCACAGGTTGGGCATGGCCTTTACTGTATGTATTCTTAATAATCGCAGGTATTGGACAAGAGAATAGGAAATAATATGGCAACTCATGCAATGATCGACTTAGAAACACTAGACACAAAACCTAGTTGTACTATTCTAAGTTTAGGTGCAGTAAAGTTTGACCCTATGTCAGATTCAGAACCTCATAGTGAACTTTACTTTAAGATTAATATCGACGAACAGAGTCAACTAGGACGTACTGTTAGTGATGACACTATTAAATGGTGGAGTCAGCAAGATCCTAAAGCACAAGAAGAAGCATTTAGCGAACACGGCCGTGTTGGTGTAGAAACTGTAGCGAACGAACTAACCAAATGGATTCATAATACTGATGTTATTTGGGGACATGGATATGGATTTGACATTACAATCTTAGAAGATTATTTCCGTATGTTAAAGCGTCCTATTCCGTGGCAGTTTTGGCAAGTGCGAGACAGTCGTACATTGTTTAGTGCAATGAAGAACGGAGATCCTCGCAAGGGTATGCAAACAGATCTTCACAATGCGCTTGCGGATGCATACTATCAGGCTAAATCAGTACAAATGGCATATAAAGAATTAGGAATAACTCGATGAAAGAACTATGGGTAGAAAAGTATCGTCCAAAGACAGTAGACGGTTATGTGTTTCGTGATGATGCACAACGCAATCAGGTAAAGACATGGATAAAAGACAAAACAATCCCGCACTTGCTGTTCTCAGGCAACGCAGGTATAGGAAAAACTACCCTGGCAAAGCTATTATTCAACGAGTTAGACGTGAACGATCTAGACGTCTTGGAAATCAACGCTAGTCGTACGAACAGTGTAGATGACGTTCGCGATAAGATTGTAAACTTTGTACAGATGATCCCATTTGGGGACTTCAAGGTGGTACTACTAGATGAGGCTGATTACTTATCTCCAAACGCACAAGCCGCACTTCGTGGAGTTATGGAAGAATATCATACTACTGCTCGTTTTATTCTTACCTGTAATTATCCTAACAGGATTATTCCTGCTATTCACAGTCGTTGTCAAGGCTTCCATATTGCCAAAATCGATCAGACAGAGTTTACAGCAAGGGTTGCAGAGATTCTTATAACAGAAGGTGTTACTCCAGACTTAGATACATTAGACACATATGTGAAAGCAACTTATCCAGACTTGCGCAAATGTATCAATATGGTGCAAATGAACAGTACAAACGGACAGTTACTTGCACCAAACGAAGGTGATACAGGAGACAGTGACTGGAAACTAGAAATGGTTGAGCTGTTTAAAGCAGGTAAGATCCAAGATGCACGTAAACTACTGTGCGGTGCTATTCGTCCAGAAGAAATGGAAGAAGTTTATCGTTGGTTGTATGACAACATTGAACTGTTCGGAACTGAGGAACAACAGGATCAAGCAGTACTAACTATTAAGCAGGGTATGGTTGATCATACCCTAGTAGTTGATCCGGAGATTAATCTAGCGGCAACATTGATTAGATTAGCGAGACTTTAATGATCAATCCTTTATTATACCTTTATCTTCATATACCTCGAACAGGTGGCACAACATTTCAGTGGAGTGTTGGACATCCGGGCGACAAAGAAAATGATAGACATTTAGCACACTATCTTTATGTAGACAGTTGGTCAGAAACAGCATACGAAGACTGGCTTGTTCCTACACTTAGCAAAAGAACAAAAGAACAACAGCAAAAACTTAAAATAATGAGTGGTCACAGTGTGTTTTGTAATAGCCATAGATGGCTTAGAGAAAAACGTGAGCCCAGATATATTACAACTGTAAGACATCCTATTGAAAGACTGTTGAGCGACTTTAACTATAGATATGTAAAACAACACTATTGTCAAGATCCAGCACTTTTTAGTAGATGCGCACCAAGAAGTGACGAACACGCTATTAGACAAAAGAAAAACGTAGAAGATTATGACACACTTTATGAGTTTTATCAAGACAACAGTTTTCAACACAACATTCAATGTAAATGGATAATTAAAAGTTTTCTAACATACGAAAACGACATATGGAAGGCACACAAAGATTATATATACGGTCCTGACACAGGTATAGCAAACGACGAAGCAATACCTATGACATGGCCAGACTGGTGCAGATATGAAAGTGGCATTGATTGGCACGAGTTTTTACAAAGTTTAATGGATCGTATGTGGTGGATTGGTACAACAGAAACACTAGCAAAAGATATTCCTGCGTTTTGTAAGCATTCAGGGCTTGAAAACACTTATGAGAAAACAAATGAAAGTAAGTTGCAGTACTGGACTATGGATGATATACGCAAGCAGCCAGACATTGATAAACTTTTAAAAGCAGAGCGTTATGACATGAAGTTATATGAGTATGCTAAAACAAGAATACGACCGTTTTAATGCAAGTAATAGAAACTACACTTGAGCTGACAAAAATAATGCACTTTAAGGGTGCATTATCTAGTTCTGATTGTGCTGATATTGTTCAACAGGTAAAAAATGCAAAACTTAAAGGTATGCATAATATACAAGGCGGCAGTCCTAATACTTGGCGAGCTATAAACGAAAATATTCTTTTAGTAGAATCTGCTAACGCTCTAGCTAATAGTATATACAACTGTGTAGATATATATTTTGAAAGTTTAGATACTAAAATAGATCTAAACAAATACAATATAAACAGTTGGTTTAATATAAACAGCAAAGATGGGTACAATCTTTTTCATACACATGCTGGTAGTTTGTTAAGTGGAGTTGTTTATTTCCAAGGCACAGGTACTGGTCCTATACAGTTAAACACACTAAACAATATCTATAAGCTGACACATCCTGATTGGCCTTTTTCAAGCGGACACTCTATTGATCCAGAAGAAGGAGATATAATACTATTCCCATCTTATCTAGGTCATAGCGTAAATCACAATACTAGCGATAAAAGCAGAGTAAATCTTGCGTTTAATATTATGGATAGACTACAATGATAACAAACTATAAAAATATGGATATATTGTGGCCTACACTTGTGTTTACATACGAGTATGAAAAATACTGGCAAGATAAAAACAGTTTAGTAGAAGAAATATATGCAGAATCTAACAAACAGAATAAAGACATTGATAGTGGTGTTGCCCCCACAATAAAAAATAACTTGAAAGAAAGCAAGTTTGATTTTTTAAATAGAGATAATCCTGCTACAAAAAAACTTCGACAGTTTTTTGAACAATCTTTAGCACATCTTATTACACAGGCTTTGCCCGCAAGTGGTTATTATAACTTGACAGATGATAAGATAGGCTGTAGAATAAAAGAAAGTTGGTATCATATTGCAAACAATAATGCTAGACACGGTATACATACTCACCCTAACACTAGTTGGGCTGGTATATTTTATGCGCAAACAGGAGATTGCAATATTGAAACACTTAATGGTATAAACACAATGTTTAACTTTAATGTAGAACATATTCAAGGAGACCCTGGAGCAGAATGGGCTGGACAACCTAGCCATAGTTTTGTTCCTAAGGAAGGACAACTTTTATTGTTTCCTGGTTGGATACCACACGAAGCCACTCCATATATTGGAGACAAAGATAGAATAATAGTGAGTGCAAACTCAAATTTTTATTATGAGAGGTAATAATGACATATCTAGTTAATGACAACTGTATTAAATGTAAACACACAGATTGTGTCGAAGTTTGCCCAGTAGACTGTTTCTATGAAGGTGAAAACTTTTTAGCAATCAATCCTGACGAATGCATCGACTGCGGTGTATGTGAACCTGAATGCCCAGCAAACGCAATCATACCTGACAATGCTATTGAAGGGGCTGAACTTGAAAAATGGATGGATATCAATACTAAGTACAGTCAAATCTGGCCAAATATTACACAAAAGAAAGACCCATTACCAGATCACGAACAGTGGGACGGTGTACCTAACAAATATGAAGAACACTTTTCAGAGGAGCCCGGTACAGGTGATTAAAGCAATCTTAGCATGTGATGACACTGGTGGTGTAAGTAAAAAAGGAACACTGCCTTGGCCTAATAATAGCACAGACTTAAAATGGTTTAAAGACAATACAGCCGGACATATTGTTATTATGGGATCTACTACATGGAATGATCCTCATATGCCTAGACCGTTACCTAACAGATTGAACTATCTTGTAACAAGTAAACCAGAAAATTATAAAGGTGCTGATCATTATATACAAGGTGATCTTAAAAAAATAATAAAAGAAGTTGAATATTCTAACCTTGGTATAATCACATGGATTATTGGCGGACCTAATATTATTGAACAAACATTAGATATTATCGATGAGTTTTATTTAAGTCGTATTCCAGGAGAATATAACTGTGACACATTTTTAAACTTGGGCGAAATAACAAAAGGTAGAGATTTAATATTTGAAGAAGCTCATCCAGAAGTTACATTTCAAATTTGGAGAAAATAATGAAACAATATATAGATGCTCTAAAACATATACTTGAAAATGGTAAAGATCGTAATGACAGAACTGGTGTAGGAACACGATGTGTATTTGGATATCAAATGCGTTTTGATTTGCGAAACGAGTTTCCTGCTGTTACAACCAAAAAACTTGCTTGGAAAAGTGTTGTAAGTGAGCTACTATGGATGTTAGAAGGATCTAGTGATGAGCGTAGGCTAGCTGAAATACATTATGGTAAGCCTAGAGAAGAACTAGTAGGCAAAACAACTATTTGGACTGCAAATGCCGATGCTCAAGGTAAAGAACTAGGTTATATAAACGACGATACTACAAAAGATCTAGGACCAGTATATGGCCACCAGTGGCGAAACTGGGACGCACAGCTAGGATTTGTTGATCAGATTGCTGAGGTTTTAGAAAATATGTATTACAATCCGGATAGCCGTAGACACATTGTAAGTGCATGGAATGCTGACCGGATCAACGTAATGGCTTTACCTCCTTGTCATACTATGTTTCAATTTCACATACATGATGGAGAACTAAGTTGCCAACTATATCAGCGTAGTGCAGATATGTTCCTTGGCGTACCGTTTAATATTGCATCGTATAGTTTGCTTACACATATGTTTGCACAACTATTAGAACTTAAAGTAGGTGATTTTGTTTGGACAGGTGGCGATTGCCACATATATAACAACCATTTTGATCAAGTAAAAGAACAGATACAACGTGTTCCAGTAAAAGGTCCTATATTAGAAATGCCTACGTTTGCAGATTTAGATCAGCTTGTAAAAACAACACCTGAACAATATAAACTATTAAACTATAATCCTATGGACAGTATTAAGGCTCCGATGGCAGTATGAAACATATAAGTGCTATATTAGGATCACCTAAAGAAACTATTACTGAAAAATTTGCTTGGTGGCCTGTACGCAGTACCTGGAGTAAAAAAGTTATTTGGTTGAAAAAGTATATGCACATGGAACTTTACTACGATAGCGAAATGTCCCATCCTATACGTTCAAATACATTTACATTCGTTTACACAAAAAACGAATATCTATTATATCTATTAAGAAAGAAAGAAGGGAGTGTTTCAAGAGATCCACTCCCTAAAGTTAGTTATTAAGCGTCTCCGTATACCTGGAGTACTTCTTTAACTGCTTCGTGTCTTTCTATATCTCCTTGTCCAAAGTTGACTATGTCTATATGATTTGCACTTGATTGTTCTAGTAGTTTTGTAAAGTTTATTAGCCCATTATCGTTAAGTCTATCTGCTTGCGCAAGATCGCCTGTTACAGCCATCATAGACCCTTCACCTAGACGTGTAAGCAACATTTTCATTTGGTTTTGTGTTGCATTTTGCATCTCATCTGCTAGAATAAAAGCATTTTTAAAAGTCCGTCCACGCATATATGCTAATGGAGCGATTTCAATAATACCTTCTTCTATCATTCCTTCTATTTCCCGTGCATTAAAATACTCACGTAAAACATCAAAAATCGGCCGTGTCCACGGTGCCATTTTTTGTTCTAATGTGCCGGGTAAGAAACCTAGATCTTCGTCAACGCTCACTGCTGGGCGTGTAACAATAATCTTGTCTACTGCACCTTCCTTGAACATTTTTACTGCAACTTGTACAGCCAATAAAGTTTTACCAGTACCAGCTGGACCAATACCGAAAACGATATCTTTGGTATCATCTAGTAACTTTAATACGTAACTTTCTTGGTTTCTATTTCTTGGAAGTATTTGAACTTGTTTCTTTTTTTGGAATGTATTGAACTTAATAACGTTATCTACGTTTGCGTTTGAATGCTGCCGAGCAGCCTTTCTTTTTGCACCCATTAAGTGTCCTCCTTTGGGTTAGATTGGAGTAGGGTAGTATGTTCCGTAGAACACTTTGCCCTACAAAAGTATTTATCACCAGTTCTCGAATAATAACTTATAAGTTAAATCCTGATAAATAAGTATACAAGGAATAATAAACATGCGTGACGTAGAAGACATTCTAAAAAATATCGAATCTATTTACGATTCAAACACTTCATTCAATGTTCTGAAAGACTTTGAAAGAGTTCTAGATTCACTAGATTTATATGTGTACGATAACTGGAGTGATGGCGAACTTTGTGAAGGTCCTAAAATGGAACGTCATTGGGTAACTTGTTGCTTTATATGGGATAGAGACAATATGCCTGATCCGATGGGAGGCAAGCGTCTACTAGATTATGACTGTAAAGTAAAGTTTGAAAAAACGCACGTTATTGAACCAAGAAAAATTAAATCACAAGACGATTTCCGTCCTAATACTAAAAAAGGTAAACTAGATCGTAAGCCGGTTTGGGTAGTAGAAATACAAATGCCAAAAAGATTAATAGCAGATATTTACAGCGGTTATTACGAAGACGTTTATATCGAGCCAACACAAACACCAGAAACAAATGCAGAACCGCAAGCAGCAGATGAAACAGCAGCAGCAGCACCTGCACCAGAAGCAGGAGCGGAGGCACCAGCAGTATGACACTAGAAGCAAACTCACTTAGAAATCTTGTTGACCATATCGTTGAAATAGATAGTTTCAAAAGCAAAATGGGATCTGATGACAGCATTGTTACTCTTGCATTTAAAGTAAAAACTGAAGAAAGTGCAAAAGATCTAGCAGGATTTATCGAGCGTGGTTATCCTTTTGTACTAGATGCTGATAAAACAGCAGGTGAACAAGCAGATGGGTTGTATCGCGTGTTTATTGAACTAGAAAGAAATCGTCATGCTGTTGAACAAATAATGGAACTTGTAGACGGTGTAGGTAAACTTGCACAACTAGAAGATATGAAGTATAGATACTACAAAAACTTCCGCAGTGAGCCTATTACACAAGAAGCATTAGAAAATAGTATTCCTAAAAATAGTGATGAATATAATAATCGTGTTACTGAAACACGTATGTCAAACTACAAAAACTTCTTTAGTGATAGTTTTGTAGAAGATGTAGATATGACAGGCGATACTCTTACTATTAAGAAAAAGTATGCTGAGCCTGTACACTTTAAGTTTGTAGATTTCGGCGATACACAAGAAACACTAGATGCTATTAAAGAATCCTTTAACCCTTGGGACTTTGCAGAAATAGTATACCTGTCAAAATATATAGGTGACTATAATATCACAAAGTATGGTGACAAACTTACATTCGAAAATGCCGGAAAGACCCTAGTAGTTGAAAGGATCCAATAAATAGCTATAGTCGGGCATGCCCGCAAAGCAGGATTGGAAATATGGCAAAAGAACATTTCAAATTTAATTTTGAACCTTGGATGGCTGAAGAGTTAATCCATCGTGACGATTGGGAAGACTGGTACGAAGCAATGTGCGAGATTCTTCCACTATGGGAAGTAGACACTATTGAACGTGTAGCAATGTTTGTTGCACAGTGTGGTCATGAAAGCGGCGGCTTCCGAGTACTAAGTGAAAATCTTAACTATAGTGCAAAAGCTCTAAACACTATCTTCCCTAAGTACTTTAAAAGAGCAGGAAGGGATGCCAATGAGTATCACAGACAGCCTGAAAAAATTGCGAACGTTATTTACGCAAATAGAATGGACAATGGCGACACCGATTCCGGTGACGGTTGGATGTTTAGAGGTGGCGGTATTCTACAACTTACCGGACGCTATAACTACACCAAGTTTGGCGAAGCAGTCGAAATGTCAGCAGAAGAAGCAGTCGACTACGTCAGAACGAAAAAAGGCGCACTAGATAGTGCTTGCTGGTTCTGGGATAGCAACAATATTAACCGTTGGTGCGATGATATGGATGTTGTTGGTGCAACAAAACGCATTAATGGTGGTACTATTGGTTTAGATGATCGTAAAAAGCATTACCTACATGCAATGGATGTACTAGGTGGCGATTATGAAGAGCCTGAAGAACAAGAACTTAATCTTAATCAAACTATACGCAAAGGCAGCAGAGGACCACTAGTTGCAGAAGTACAAGAAAAACTTGATATTTCTCCAGCAGACGGTATCTTTGGTCCAGGCACAGAGCGCATTGTAAAAGAATGGCAAAGTGCAAACGGATTAACAGCTGATGGCATAGTAGGACCCAAGACATTGGGAAAATTACTGGGGTAGGTGGTATGGGTGCCAAGTTAGCAATCGTTTTTTTCTTTTTAATGACTGGAATGGCAGGCGCAGGGTATCTCTATTATCAAGATACTCAGGAGCGTATACAAATTCTTACGGAAAATAATGCTAAGTTGGAGACAGCCGTACAAACTAACGAAGAAGCTCTAGCAACACAACAGGCTTCATTTAAAGCAATGCAAGCAGAAAACAGTAGATTGCAAACTGAATTCCAAGCAATCAATGATCGTAATAGAGCTTTAGAAAATAGATTGTCGCGACACGATATAGGTGCCGCGGCAGTAGCTAAACCAGGGCTAACAGAACGTGTACTAAACGGTGCAACTAGAAATGCACAACGTTGTTTAGAAATACTAAGTGGGGCAGACCTGACAGAAGCAGAACTGTCAGCAACAAAGCCAAGCGAGATAAATCCAGAGTGCTGGAGAGATGCAAATCCAAACTTTGATCCAAATATTCAATCAGATGCTTGGAAAAGGAAGAATCTATGAAGACACTAGTTGTAGCATTGCTCGGACTTACACTGTTAGTTGGTTGTACTACACAACCTCAACGTATTGAAATAAGTGCAAAACCTATTGACAAACCTCAACTTATATTACCTCCGGTAGAACCGTTGAGACTAAAAGATGTTGAGTGGGTCATTATTACAGAAGAAAACGCACAAGAAGTTTTCGAACAATTACTAAAAGACAGAAAAGATCCTATGCTCATAGGACTTACAGATGATGGGTATGAAATTCTATCACTTAATATGAGTGATATAATGAAACTGATTGCACAACAAAGGCAAATAATTGCTGCCTATCGCAACTACTACGAAGAATCTGAGCAAGCACTTGATGATGCAAATGCAAATATAGAAGGTGCTCAAGCAGAAGTAGAAGCACAAAATAATAAACCAACTGAATCTATCCTCGGAAATCTTAATCCTTTCAAATAAATACATATAGTAAAACGGAGGGTTACTATGTGGGAAATGATACAAGAGATGGCAGGAGACCGTCTTTGGATTTATACTAGTATTGCTGGTTCGCTATTAGGCGCAGCATTTTTATTCTGGTTTAAAGACACAAGAATGGCAACATGGGGCGTAACTAAATTTGACGCAACACTAGAGTATCTAGCAATACGCTGGGGTTGGACTTGGTTACAAAATGATCCAAATGCATGGCGTGTAAAGTATCCCAAAATAACTTCCAAAATTGATGAGCTCGAAGCTCGATTAGAAAAATTGGAGGCCAAAAATGCCAAGAAAAAAACTTGAAGATTTAGATACTAAACCAGCAGCGAAGCCAGCAGCGGCGCCAGCGCCAACAAGGACAGAACCTATGAAGTACGAAGAACAAAAATATGAAGCAGAAGTAGTTTCAAGTAGCGATTCAACAACACGTAAAGTAAAACTTGATCTAGAAGTAGATACAAGTGTTAAAGACTTAGGTCCAAATCCTTATGCTAAAATTATTCATCTAGCAAAAGCAGTAGATGCTTGGAGGATCTTCCCACGTTTGTTCTTAACAGTTTATATTATACTACTTTACAAAACTGTTATATGGTACATGGAACTTCCTGCACCAAGCATGGAACAAAGTGGATTAATTTCAGTTGTAGTAGGTGC